GTGGGACATTGTGGTGGTGCATATGTGACTAAAGCACCGAATCCGAGCATTGTAGGTTTTCACTACGCTGCTCTGACGGAAGACGCCACAATCCACCGGGCCTGCATGTTTCGGGAGCACGAACTTAGAGCTTTCATGACGCGAATTCACAATTCTGCTAGTTGCATGTTGATGGCTGCTCCTCCAGAGGAGTTAGAAATCGTCGTGCAGGGAACAAAACTCGTGAAAGTGGGTGATACTTCAAAACTTGAAGAAGGTGTCGGTGTTCAGTCCGAATGGATTTTGAACAATACCGAGATTGGACAAGATTTGAAGGACGCACTTGCTGTGACGGTTGAGTGTGATCCGGTTAAGGTTCCGGATTATATCCCTCCTTCCACAATTCGCGCTGAGGATAAGCTCCCCGTGTTGCCAATCCCAGAAGCCGAAACTGTTGAGGAATCCCCCTCTGAGGAGAAGGAAGAGGAGCTACAAGCTTCTATTCCGGTGGGAAGCAGCAACAGTGCCGCCTTCTTTAAGACTAAGGCGAGGCCAACCATTATTGCAGATGATGTCAAGGAACGGTATCCTGACGCCGACTACGCTGGTCCAAAATTTGGACGCAGCATGTGGCCAAAATCTGCAGTCTATGCCATGAATTCAACTCCCGGATTGCCACCAGACCATTTGGAATGGGCTGCTTGCGATTACCTTGACGGTTTCAAAAGCCTGCCCAAAATCCTTTCTGAGAATGTACGCCCACTCACATGGGAAGAAACTCTCAATGGTATTGATGGATCTAAATTCATTGGATGTTTGAACTTTAGCACTTCAATGGGCTCTGGTTTCACTGGAACCAAGGACCATTGGACTACTGTGTATCTCGACTCTTTGTCTAAGACCCAGAAACGGGTTTTCGACAATAAAGTTTGGGATGAAGTTCATAAATCTATTGAAAGGTTGAAGGCCGGCGAGAGGCCTGGTTGGCTTTTTCGAGGTGTTCCCAAGGATGAGCCCACTCATGTCACCAAAGAGAAAGTAAGAATTTTTATGGTTGGACAAATTATGTGCACGTTGCTCGTGCGCAAATATTATACTCCCATTTGCTCCCTGTTACAACTCTGCACCGCTATCAGCGAATGCGCAGTTGGCATTAATGCAGCTTCCCCCGATTGGGAAGAGATGGTACAACATCTGGAGCGATTCAAACTTGCTTTTGATGCGGATCACAAGAAATTCGATTTGTCCAAGGCGTCGCAGATTTCCACTGCTTCGTACAAGATTATGATCGAACTTGCCGCCATGGGTGATTACAAAGGAGAGGACCTGTTCATCATGCAGATGATGTCCACCGAGATGCTGCTCCCTCTAGTCAATTATGCTGGAGGGATATACCTTCTCGATGGTTCCACTCCTTCCGGAATACCCGTGACAGTCATCATCAATAGCTTAGATAATAGCTTGATGAATCGCTGTGCGTATAAATCTCTGTTTCCCCGGGCTCCTGTCGGTGAATTTCGGAAATATGTATCGCACGTCAATTTTGGTGATGACTTGATCAATTCTGTCTCATTCTGGAGATCCAGTTTCAACTTTCACAGTATGCAGAAATATCTTGGAGATTATGGCATTCAAATCACTCCTGGTGATAAGAGTGCCAAGGGTTCAAGATTTATGGATTTGAAGAAGTTGGTGTTTCTCCAGCGCACCTCATCCCAATTACCCGAACTACCATATCGGGTTGGGAAATTAAATGAGAAATCGATTGTTAAACCACTCGTTTGCACCTTGGGTGGACTATCCCAAGACGAGGCCGCTTCTGTCAACATTGACGGTGCTCTCAGAGAGTTTGTCTATCATGGACAAGAAATCTTTGAGGACCGCCAAGAATGGCTGAGCGGCATTGCCACCAAACATGGCATTGCACACCAGTGTTCTTTGCTGCGAATACCGTATGCAGAATTGCTTTCCTCCCTCCAAGATGATCACATCGAGAGATGGAAGAGAGAGCATTCTTAGTTACCGCAGCCCCGTCTTGGGCTAGACGTTTAAAAAGCATCCCTCTGTGCGTTGCCACGTACAGCCGATGAGGCAAACCAAAAGGCTATTTATGTCCTGGATACCCGTTGTACAAATTATCTGTTTTCTACATAAGGCTTTACATATTATATTTACAGACCAACCGGGCACCTCTTTAACACGGAGGGGTGTACCGTTCATAGCTGTGTTACTTCTACAAATCAAACTCATTTATATAATTTAACTACCGCAGATCCGCGTGAATCTGCAGGTACTGTATCATACACGCATAGCGATGATCCTTACGTTTTGGACGCCGCACAGGGTTTCGAATCGACTTATGAATCCGGACATACTCGTGATGTTCCCTTAGGGGAATTTCTCAAGCGTCCAGTCGAAATCCACACAATATCCCCATCTCTTGGTTCGCAACAGGATGTTGCAATTGATCCCTGGCTCTTGTTCTTGAACAATTCCCAGGTTCAAGATAAAATTAGGGGATACAAGCATTTAAGGGGGACTTTATGCTTGCGCTTCATGATCACAGGAAATCCTTTCCTTTCCGGTCGATTCATGTATTTTTATATCCCCCGACCCAATGACAACATTGTTGATTTGGCAAGTCCTTTTGGCGATGCTCGCCTTATTCAAGCCTCACAACATATGAATGTCATGCTGGATCCTACAACAGGAGAAGGTGCCTCATTACGTTTACCTTTCTTCTGCCCTGAAAATTGGCTGGATCTTACTTCCACAAATTCCATCATTAGGATGGGTCGGCTCCGATTTTTCGTGCCCTCCCCTCTCAAGTCTGCTAATTCCGCTTCCGCTACTTGCGTTATCAGAGTACATGCTTGGATGGAAGATGCAGAGTTGGCAGCTCCTACCACTTCCGCCTTTACCGCAGGCTGGACTCCTCAGGCCGAATTCTCCACTCCTCCAGTTTCTAGAATTGCTGGCCATGTCGCCAAGGCCGCTGGAATGTTTTCCAATTTACCGCTTATCGAACCTTATGCTATGGCAACTGAGCGTGCTGCTTCAGCTGTCGGTCGCATTGCCCACTTGTTTGGTATGTCTCGCCCACAGGTGTTAGACAAAATCACCCCATATCGTTCTTTTGAAATGGGAGAGTTTGCTGTCACCAATAAGGATGAGGCAACAATGCGTCTTGGATTAGACGCCAAGGGTGAATTGAGTATCGATCCCCGAACCGTGGGTCTTGCTCCTATTGATGAGATGTCTTTCGATCACATCTTACAAAAGGAAAACATTTTCAAGCGTCAAGCATGGGCCACTTCAGATGTCAGTGGTGCAAGTTTGCTCACAATTAAGGTCACTCCGTGTCAATTTGGCACTGATACCACAACTGTTAATGACCGGTCTGCTCTTACTTCGCAGGCTGCGATCGCTAGTTTGTTCCACTACTGGAAAGGAACCATCATTTATCGATTTCGTATCGTTGCAAGTTCTTTGCATCGTGGAAAATTGCGCATCGTGTATGATCCAATTGGCTCTACAGCGAGTGATTTCAATCAAACCTATTCCCGGATTGTTGATTTGGAAGAAACTCGCGACTTTGAGATACCTATTGCTTGGCATGCAATGGAATCATTTCTCAAGGTCCGCCACCCTGAGGTTGGCACCGTGAATTTCAATCACGGTGCAAGCGTATCCCATTTCCCTTCATTTGAGAACGGTTCCCTTCGTATAGAAGTTCTTAATCCACTAGTTACCCCTGATCCTTCATTGGCAACGGGTTGTGAAATTTTGATTTCCCAGAGGATGACAGACGATTACGAATTCGGCTGTCCCTCTAATCATATTTTCACGAATACTTGGAAGTTTTACAGTTCTGCTGCAGAGGGAATGCAAGCTGGTGACATATTAGACGCTTCAGACGGTCCCGATTCTCCTGAGTCTGCCGCTGAACATGTCACTCCAGTTGGAACTACATCTGAACCGATGTCTGATTCCACTCTAAAAGTCTTTATGGGGGAGAGCCCCCGTTCCATTCGTACTTTAATGCGACGGTACGGAAATTATTACATCTCTCCTAGTACTATTAATGTTCAGACTAATTGTAGAGGTTCAAAAACCGACGACCTTTGCGTGCAAGAATATTGCACGTGGATGTTCGCAGGTTGGAGAGGTTCTCGTCGCTATAAGTCTATTACTTCTACGAATGGACAAATTATGTTCGGTCATTGGGCTCCCGACGCCGCTGTCATAAGCCATGCCTTGTCCACTTCCAGTGGCGTTGCCGCTAACCGAAACACTCTTGAAATGGAAATTCCGTTTTATTCCAACAAGAGATTTGCCCCTGCTCGTGGGCATACTGGCTGGTCTCAATATACGGCGAGTATTTATGACTCGCTGGATCCTAATAACGCCACCGTGCGTTTTAGCACACCAGCCGCCACCACGCATTATGCGTATCGAGCCGTGGGGGAAGATTTTGCCTTATTTTGGCATTTAGGTCTCCCACTTGTGTATCAAGGTTAAGATACACCCCCAAATTCCTTCAAAGCACCTTGAAGGTCGCCAGTATACCTGGTAAGCACTCAGTGATTGCAATTTTGCATTCCGTGGAACGTCGTTTTAGATTCCACTCATTGAGTGGATGACTTTTGGTCGACTAACACGGGTGCAACTTCCCATTGCGTCCTGAGTTTTGCGTGAGCAGAACTTTGGGTGCCTCCG